ATTTCTGAATTGTTTTCACGTAGATATCTAAAAATTTCTAATGTGTCTTTTGCAACAATAGGATCGCCCAAGTTACCACACATATTAAGAAACTTTAATTGTTGTACAAAACTTACAGGAAACCATTCCTTAAAAGTGTCAATAGATATTTCTTCCAAGTCTAAGCCTTCAAGTAACGGTCCGCCATGTAATCGTCTTGGACACATAGGACATCTTGCTTGGCACTTAGAAGTTACTTCTAAATGTATTGATGTAATATCTTCGTAGTTATACATTACTTTTGATTTAATCTCCCAAGTGTAGCATTAACAGTGTCTGGATTTAGATCAACATTTACAATTAACCAGTAACTATCATTAAAGCCACTATTGAATAGGTAGTGCATTTTTAAAGTATCTACAAAGTATAGTCTACCTACTTCCCAATGTAGCATTTTATCTTCTAATACAAAATTAAAATAAGGTGGATTAACATTACGCAAAGGCATTATCAATCTAAAACTGTCTGCTCTACCTGAACTGTAGTTCCAATCTCTATGTGGAGGAAAGAATCCGCCTGGACCAAACTTTAAAAAGTGTGTTCTATAGTAATTGTCCTTCCAAGGTTCTAACACTTCTTCTATTTGTTTGTTTAGAACTGGTGTAGGCACATTAAAATCTTTTTCGTTATATCCTGTTTTGTTTTCTTTGTTATATTCATACAAACTATCTAAGTCTGGTACACCTGTAATACCGCCATCTAAACTTGTAATACTTAAACCCCAACGATTAATATCCTTACGTGGATTATATTTTACCCAATCAAATTCATTTGCCCAAGCAATCATTGCCTCAGCATCTGTTGTGATGTCTAATTCTATAAGTTGACCGTATTGTGTAAGTCTGTGAATCATTTTTTCTTTCCTATAACCATAAAACGTTTATATTTGGGTAATTCTATTTCGTCTTTAATATCTACATCTAACAAACTTCGTCTTGCAAACTGTTCTAAGTTCTTACAACAGTTAATATGTTCTTCTAATTCATAGTAGTCATTACTTTGTACAACAACTTGTGCTGAATCAGGAACTTTTGCTAACCACTTTTTGTATTTGTCTTGTGTAATATGTTCGCAACTTGTATTAATTACAATGTATGGTTCTGCTGTGTATTCGTAATCTACCATATCGCAGGTTACTGCTTCAAACTTACCTTCCATTTCGTATCTCTTGTTTACTGTAGTTGCAATTTCTTTGCATACAGGATCAACATCAACACTTACAACTTTCTTAATACCTATTTCACTGTTGAATAGCATACTTGCTAACAATCCATTCCAACCTCCATGTATAACAATTTCAGCATTTCGGATCATTTTGTTTTTTTCAGCGACAGTTTCAATCAACCATAACTTGGATTGTATTTGACCACCCCAGAAAGTTTCTAATGTACGATCTTTATCTTCGCTATTGCGAATTGCGTCCATCCAGAACTTAATATCTTGAATATCAATTTTCATTTCTAATCTTACTATTATATTTAACTGCTTCTTCAAGCAGTGAAAGTTCAGTATTATATCCTTTTGCTTGATGTAAGAACGCATCTACGTCTTTAGGAAAACAATGCCCACCAAATCCACGTTCTTTTGTTACATTAGTATGACTGTATCCTATACGAGAGTCATCTGCAACATATTTCCTTACTTGTTCAAAGTCTACACCTGCTTTTTCACAGAAATCATACAACTGATTAAAATATGTAACCTTTAATGCAAGATAACTGTTACGTACATACTTGGCTATTACAAGATCTTCTGGATCTGCAATCTTTACATCAACAGTACCAAGTAAGTCTACAAAAAATCCTGACCAAAACTGTGTATTATCTCCACCAAGTAAAATTTGTTGCGTGTTTGCAAAGTCTGAGTTTGCATTTGCGGCAGTTAAAAACTCTGGACTGAATGTTATTTCCTTTTCAGGAAACGTATCTTTAAGCATACGCCAACCTTCAAGACTAATTGTGCTTTTAATTAGTATAGGAATCTCATTAGATGCTTTTTCTATTACCTGATACACATTATCCATTACACAATAACCTGCTGAACTTCTTGGTGTGCTTACACACACTATAAGTGCCTGTACTTCTTTAAAACTTGCTTTATGACCAAGTGCTGGATCGTTAATTAGCACTTCGTATTTGTCTTTCATAGATTCGGCAATGGCTTTACCGACATATCCGTATCCTGCTATTCCTATTTTCATATTTTTCTCTTTGGTATTTTACTATCTGCACTGCTTACACAACTTGGTGTAATACAAGGCATTGGCTTATCAAACAAACTGAACCCTTCAGTTAATGTTCCTAATGGTGTATCATGGCAACTGTAACTACGTTTAACTTCATTGTTTCTAATTATACAACTTTGATATCCGCTATTACATTCCCAACCTTTAAATTTATTAAAACCAAAAGCATTTAATCTTTCTGCTTGGTCAATACTGTATTCTACTCCATTAACATCTTTGAGCGATACTTGATGGACCGATTGTTCGCTTTCGGTACGCAATATTTCTTTTTGTTCCTCGGTATAACCATCAACCACAAAAGAAGCGGTAGGATCAGACTGAGGCTTAAGAGTAACGTGTAAACCCCGTTCAATAAATCTTTTACTTCTGGCATAATATTCCTCCCATAGTTCGGGTACCATAACTTGATTAATAGTTACAAGTACACCTTCGTCTTGGAGATATAAAAGTTTATCTCCGAATTCTTTTTCATTTGCAAATTCTGCATGAAAACTTGCTGTAATACTTCTTCTGTCCATAACATCTGTAACATCTAAAAACTTCTTCCACCATTTCTTTGCTGGACTACAATTACTTGTCATGTGTATGCTTAGGTATTCACTTTCATAATCTTCATAGTGATTAACTAAATCTAAAAAGCCTTTGTATGCTGTAGGCTCTCCTCCACTAAAACTAAAATGAAACTTGTCAAAGCCATTTGCTTTTGCTTGTTTCTTAATTTCATCAATAGATGTTTTATAGATTTCTAATTCCTGATAGTCTGGCTTGTCAGTGTTAGCATAAGGCCAACAGTAACTACACTTGTAATTACAAAACCTGCCGAGGATCCAACTAACGCTGAATAGATTAGTATCCAGCATTGTCTTTTGTCCAAGGCTGACAATATCCTTAAAAGGAATCTTTGTGTTCATTAAACTCCTCTTCTAAATAATCAAAATCATTTAACATTGCAAGTGCTTCTACATTGCCTCTATAGTGTTCTCCAAATTGCTTACCACATGCCGCTCCGTGCATTGCAATCTTTCCGTACTGTCTTTCAGCACCAACAGTAAGCCATGTTTCCAAACGCTTCTCTGTTTCTTCATCTACTTGTCCTGGAATAGTTTTACTTGCTAATTTTGCACATTCTCTAAATGCTCCACGCCAAGTACTCAAAGGATCAGTGTTAAATCCTGTTACGCAACTTATCTCTGGCATTGCTTTGAACTTATCACTGATACTTGTAGTCATGTCGGGCATGGAAGTGTCCATGTTCAGTGTGAGTGATCGCGGTAATAACTTTACACCTCCATACCCGTATTCCAAGTCGTTGATCGGATTTATACTTCGCCATACATGCACTGTTTCTAAATCCCACTCGGAAACCTCAAAATTAAAATCAAAGTCTGGCATTAACTCTGCATCAGCATCAATAACCCAGAACATTTTTGTAAAACATTTTTTAGCCGCGGCAATGTGTGCTTGATGTAAACCTTTAACATCTTTTACACGTTTCGCCATAGGAAACATTTGCTTAATATGTTTCCAGTTTTCATCAGCGTTTGGTTCGCCGTAACTTATGAAGACTATATCATACATTTTACTTTATCCTTTATTTGTGCAACAACTTGGTCGTGTATGCTTTCTCCGTCATGGGCCTCATCTCTTGCACGACCAGTCATCTTTGTTTTTACTGTTTGTACCATATCTTTGTCATACTTTGTTTTAAAGTCTGCTTGGAATGTCCAATTATGTACAGGCACACCAAGTGCGTTCCATATATTGTTTACACTATTTAGATGATACAAATTCTCATAATTCATTTGTCCTTGTTCATGAACCCAACGTTTGTGGTACCAAACTGAGTCCATCATTTCGTATTCTTCTTCAGTTCCGTCTGGAAGGAACATAATATTCCTATCTTCTAATCTTATTTGATTAGTAAACAATTTCTTTTCAGTGTATGCAAAACTTTTTCGTGACGATTGTGGCCATTGAATTAAGACGCATTTAGGAAGTACAAATTTGTTCTTTATGAATAATTGTGTATTTAACGCAACAATATCAGGTCCTGTACCTGCTTTGGCTAAGTTTATTACGTCTATATCATACATCTTGCTAATTTTATTACACCATATTTGTTCTTCGTATAAACCTACGCCTTCAGTATAACTGCACCCGAACACTAAAATATAATCGTTATTAAGACCCGTTAATTCTTTTGTACGATATCCAAGACTGTTAAAGTTGTATTCTAACTTATCAGCAGTATTATGATACTCCCAACCTTCTTTGTTGTACTGATTGTAGTTTTCTAAATCGTCACCACAATACCATTGTAAACTTTTACCTGCTATTTCAGGAAAATATAATAACGGATGATCCTTAGTGTAAAACATTATCTTGTGTTTCCGTATTGTATGACAAGATACTTAGAATTAGGTTTCATTTTTCTCCACGGATCAATAAACACTGAGTCTGTTGAGTATTCTAAGTACGGGGTTGGGTGTGCAAGTAAAATAATACCTCCAAGGCTTACTTGACTACTTGGCATTTCACTTGCAAGTGGATCAATGTAAATCATACTGTGTCCAAGTTCCTTAACATAGTGATCAACAAGTAGTGCATAACTTCCGTCAATGTAAGGTACGCCTGGTTTGTATGATATACCATTTAAGAAAATACTTCCGCCATATTTCTTTTTTGTTTCAACAACAAACTTTGCAAGATTTTTTGCTTGTATTTCTCTTGCTTTCATAATGTTATCAAAAATATCATATTCTAAATTTAATTCTTTTGCCATGTAACGTAAAGCAATATTATCTCTTGGGTGACAACTACCACCATCACCCATGCCTGCTGTCATATATGCAGGACTCATTATACGTTGTGTACTTTCTGCTAAGGCTTTTGTTACTACGTCAACATTAATGTTACCTTGACGTTGTGCAACATCTTGAATCATGTTAACAAAACTTAATTTAGTAGAAATAAATGTATTGTAAAACACTTTGATACATTCGCACTCGTCATATGTTCCTATAACATAGCGTGGGTCATTTTCCATAATGCTTTGATAAAATTCTTTTAATTGTTTTGCATCACCTGTTTCGCTACCATCGTCAGTTCCTATCATTACCATCTCAGGATTAATCATATCCCAACCCACAGTACCCATTGCAATTAGATATGGGTTATATACAAAACGTGTATGTGTAACACGTGGTACAAATTCTCTACGTGTTGTACCTGGTAATACTGTACTGATAAGAACAAGCAATTGATCCTTTGTCATATGCATGTCTGCTTCTTCAAGAACATCATTTACAATATCGTAATTAAAATCTTTTGGTGGTAAATGACTTGTAGGACGTTTACCGTCATAATCTTCGTGATGCGGTGTTGGTACTGCAACAAACACAATGTCTGCACCAGTTACTGCATCTTTGATTGTAGGCTTTTGTATAATTAATTCGCTGGTAATTTTAGCAGTATCATAACCAAAAACTGTATGACCTTTTTTGACTATTTCTTCTGCACATGGTATACCGAGTTTACCGACTCCTAAAAATCCTATATTCATGCGTTCTCTCCAATATTTTGATATTTTTCAGACCATACGGATAATTTAATAATTTCACTCACACTATTACTTATTAACTACGCATATAAATATGTGTATGTTTGAAACCGTGAAAGAGTTCGAAAAACGCATTGCAGAGTATTATAATGCACCATTTGCCGTTGCAACGGATAGTTGTACCCATTCTATTGAACTTTGTTTACGATATCTAAAGCCTAACCACGTAAAGATACCTACAAGAACGTATATTAGTATTCCATTTACATTAATGAAGTTAAACATTGATTGGGAGTTTGTTGATGCTTCTTGGAATGAAGAATATGTATTAGGTGGTACAAGAATTATAGACGGTGCTGTTAGTTTCAAACGTAATAGTTACATGCCTAACACCTATAAGTGTTTGAGTTTTCAACATAAGAAAATGTTAAGTTTAGGTAGAGGCGGTGCAATATTATGTCCTAATGAAACAGACTATGCAGTATTAAAAGCAATGGCACATGATGGTAGAACAGATGATAAGCCATGGGGCGAACAAGACA